TACCCCCCCCCAGAAATTTCCAGTATTTCTGCGGTGTAGCGGGCTTTCGGGTACTTTCTTGCTAAGTCCCCCGCCAGCTCTGCCGATAGATTGCCTATTACCTTATCGCCCCACTTTACGTATGCGGCAGGCTCTCCGTTGTATGTATACTTTTCTACTGTAATATCTTCACTGCCGGACATTCTGCTTAAAATATCCTGCCTGTTTTCTCCGTCCTCATTATTGAACGTCACGCCTACTACTTTCGTTCTGATTGTATCTAAAACCCTGCTACCAGACGCGGCGGCAGGCGCTGGTGTTCTGTTTCCGTTCTCTTTTCCTGCGCTTTTCTTTTTCAGTCCAAAATAGGCGCATACTGCCGCAATCACAATACAACCCACCCCACCTGTTATATTTCCAGACGGCAGCGCCGTTAAACCGCTTACTGCAAATAATGCAGCCACTACCAATAAAATTACCTTTTTCTTTGTCATAGTAAGCCCTCGCTTTCGTATCTACTTCAATTCTAAAATTTCATCAGCAGAGGCGTTAAGCTCTCTGCATATTTTCGCAAACATTTCTATTGTCGGTGCGTGCGCCCCATTCTCCCACCTGCTTATATCTTTCTGGTGGACTTGCAGGCGTTCCGCAAGTTCTGACTGTGAAACGCCCGCCGCTTTTCGTGCTTTCCTTATGTTCTCGCCTAAGTTCATGCCTTACCTCTCTTTTCCTTTGCTCTCAAAACGAAAGCAATAAGCAGCTTTACCAGTCCTACTACTACTAAAAATACTCCTAATTTCAAAAGCATACTCTTTACTCGGCTGTGGGTTTGTGTTATATTTTTTATAGGCGGCGGGCTTATCGCCCGCCTGTCGGTTAGGGCTTTCGCCCTAACCTATGTACTTACCGATTATGATAAGTATTATGCCTATGATTAAGTCTATCAATGCGTTGATTGTCAGGTCTCGCCATTCGATAGGCTTTTTCTTTTGTTTCTTTTTCTTACCCATTGTGCCGTTTCTCCTTTCCAGTGGCTTTGCCTCTTATTTGTTCTTATCTCCTTTCCATGATTTTATTATATACCTTTTTCGGTATATTGTCAACACTTTTATATAGATTTCTAAGAAAATTGCAAAAAATAGAGGGCAGACAGCGAACCGCCCACCCTCGAAAACTTAAGCTAATCTTGTGGCATAATCTAAGCTAATCCAGCCTGCGCCACTCTTCAAGCGTCCCCAGCCAACGCTTGCACCCTGTCCGGCTTTCACTTCCACAATGGTAAATACTCCCTTTCCTGTGGTTTCTCCCGTCTTTGCATAGTTCGTGCCTGCTCCTGTTCTGATATTAAGGTCTAAAATATCTACCTGTACGCTAAACGGAACGCCTGCGCTTGCCTGCTGCCCTGCTGCGGTATATACCGCCTTGCCGTTATCATCATATACAGTATAACCCGCCTTGCAAGCGCTCTTTGCATTTTCCAGCGACGTAAACGCCCCCAGCTGGCTTGCTGCGTCCGTCCAGCTCTTGCGCACTCTGTAATACTTTGTACCGTTTCCTGCTGCATACTTTTTATAGTATCCCTCGCCGTACTCTGCACGCTTTTTCTTTACTGTTTCGCTCTGGTCTGCTGGCTTTTCATATCCAGTAAGAACGGCATCAGATGCAGCACGCACGCTGCCCGCCTTTTTCAGTGCGTCCATTACTGCTGTGTATCCCTGCAATTCTTCCCATAAAAAGCCCAGCCGTCATAGTCGTATACTCTTATACTGCCCTCTGTTGCTGCCTCTGGCGTTTCAATAACCAGTGGCTCTGCCTGCTGCATCTGCGCTGCTACCTGTTCGTCTGTCACTGGCTCGCTGTTCTTTCCTCTGTACCAGATAGCCAGCATAAACAAAATGATTGCCAGCACGCCTGCTGCCATAATGGCTGCGCACTGTATCAGTATCTTAACTATCTGTCGTTTTCGTTTCCTCATAGTTTCAGCCTTTCTTTTTCCTCGTCCCAGTCAAAACTTGTGCAGGCTATGCAACGCTTACAGTGTTCTATAGGCTCGTCGTCCCCGTCGTGTGAAAATCCCAGACAAGCGCCGCCGTCCATTCCGGCTGCGCCCCATTTTTTCTGCAAACTGCATTTTTTAATACGCTGCTTTATGCGGCACTCTTTGCATATAACCTTTTGTCCAGCTGTGCAGCCTTTCAGCCTTGCATAATACTTAGCCCACTCTCTGCTTATTCCTATTTCCTCGCTTTCCCAGCCTATTACCCACTTGCCGCATACGTCGCAATGCACCTGCGTTGTTACCGTCCTTGTTATTCCCATGTCTGCCCCTTTTCTGCCTCAAAATAGTAGTTGTCTACTATCAGCATTTTTTTACTGAAAAGACACATAAGCCCCAGCGGTACGGTAATAACCGCTATTGTTATGTCGCCCTCTGTCGCCCATACTGCCAGCACGGTAACTGCCAGCATTGCAAGCCCGTAGGCTTTCTGCTTAATGAAATACCAACGGCGGGCTTTCTTTGCCTGCTCCCGCTGCCGCTCTGCTCTTTTTTTCTTACGCATATCTGCTATTGCATCTGCGTAGCCTTTCTGGTATGCGTCCTCTACTATCAATGCCTCTGCTGCCATTCTCTGCCTCTCTTCCTTTCGGCGGCGCTCTCTGTCTTTCCATGTGTGCCGCTCTCCTGTTCTGGCGTTTGGTTTTACCGTGCGGGCTGCTTTTCGCATTAAAAAGCAACTGAAAACCTGTTGACTGTCCACATACTTTCTGGCTGGTATGACCGCCGCTATTTTTCCACGGTATACAGATTGCAGCTATTAGCCTGCTGCCCTCTGCCGCAGGCTCGCCATGCCTGCTACGCAATGTGCCGTGCGGGACTTGAACCCACGACTTGCCGCTTATGAGGCGGCTGCTCTAACCAACTGAACTAACGGCACTCGTGGCGGCTGCTGCCGCCTACATTTCCTCTAAACTGTCGGTTTCTTCCAGATAGCCTATAAATTCCTCTAAACTATCTACGTTTTCCTGCATCTGCTCGCCACGTTCTCCATATTGCAAACTCTCCGGCAGATTTTCTTAGCTTTCCTGCTCTTCGTCTTTTACCTCTTCCAAAATGTCCCTTGCTTGGCTTATCAGTTCTAATGCCTCTGCAATTCTGTTGCGCCTCTGCTTATTCATTCTTTACCGCTCCTTTCCTTATAGTGCCTGCTGCCCCGCTGCTGCTGTGTATGTTTTCAGTGTGGCGTTGCAGCGTTTGAACTCCCTATAAATAGTGTCCCTGTGTGTTCCCAGCGCCTCTGCAATATCGCTTACGCTGCTGCCCTGCTTACTCATAGCCTCTATGGTCTGCCTGTCCTCATAATGCAGACGCTTATATTTTCGTTTTCCCATGCTCTATGCTCCTTTCCTTTGGGCGACGTTGCCGCCGCCCCTTTCCTCATTTTTCTGCTACAGCCTCTGGCTTACAAAGAATGTGCATACACAAAAGCCCTTTTATAGCTGTCGGTAAATCATACGGTATAATTCTTTCTTCATTGCACTGGTCGAACATTGCGTTTATTCCTGCTATTTGCCATTCTTCTACGTCGTTCTCTCCACTTTTCAAAAATTCCGCTGCGTCCCGTGCCTCTCTTATGCAATCTTTCATAACTCTTGCGTTATTATCGTGTGCGCTTACTCTAATTTGCAGTTTATCCGGCTCTTTCTTTCGCTGCTCTTCAAACTCTGCCGCCTCTCTCTTCTCTGCGTCCTCTTCGTTAAGCATCTCGTCAGCGAACCAATAAACCAGTTTATATAGCCTTTTTATTGCTTTCTTGCGGTTTTCGCTTAATTCTACTTTTTCGTCTGCCTTGTCTGCATAGATACGGCTTTTGCTGTACTCTGTACTCCAAAACTCTGTTACGCCGTTCTCTGTTCTTTCGTAAAATATCCCGCTACCGTCCTTGCATACATACTGCTTATGAATGACGTTATTTTCCATGCTTGATGTTTCTTCGTATTCTTTCCCGTACAATACTGCCGCTTTTGCTGCCTCATACTCTTCAAATGTCACTCTTTCCATTCTCCGTACCTCTCTTTCGTTGTAAAAAAATAAGCGTGTCAGAGTTTTTACGCTCTGCACGCTCTTCTTTTCTGCTGTTTCCTATAAAAAAAGAAAATCGG